GAGGGGTGTGGGTTTGTGTGAAGATTTTCCCTTGTGGTTTTTTTTATTTGTGTATTATTTTTTTTTGTTCTGCGTCTCCGTTGACGCTTTGTTTTGTTTACGCCTCTATTATATTTTTTTTGCGCTTGCCTGTCAAGTTTTTTTATTTTCGGGCGTGTCGTTTTTTTTTATTGACACTGTGTCAATGGTTGTATATGCAACAATCTGCGTTCGGCTAGGTTACGGTTACGTAACCGTAGCTATCGGCCGTTCTGTGGTTGTCTTTTATTTTTTTGCTTTGTTTTGTTTTCGGGCGTGTCGTTGTTTTGTTTGTGTTATGATATAACTATCAAGTTCAAGGGAAAGGAAATAAAATGATTAAGGTTAATGCTTACGTTATCGAGATTGAGACGGATAATGTATATAAAGTTGGTATCGAAGATGTGTATACCGGCACTGTTTGTAATAATGGTTTGGTCGATAATTCTGTTACCACTTTTGATTCTGCTCTCTCTTCGGTTATTGAGTCAATGTTGAGCTTTGATTATGACTATATTGAGGTTGCTCAGGGCCTCTCGAAAAAGGGGCGTCCGTGTCGTAAGTATGTTATCTCAATTGATAACGGCGACTGACATAAAAAGTAAAAACCCCTAGGCCAACAGTCTAGGGGCTTTATTCATGTCATACGAGATATTGTGTCGTGCCGTTTACGGCTTTTAGTGCGACGTATCGTGTCTTGCCTGACCCGCCTACGTAGTGCGCCCAAATATACCCGCCTGCGATTATGCCGCCACTCATGAGGTTGACAGTCTGTCCTTTGCGGTATTGTGCCACTACTGCACCGTGGATACTTGGTGCTGAACGTACGTTAAGCACTGGTACGTTGACGCGATAGGTGCGTGCGGTGATTGCGACGGTGTTGTTGTTACTGTTGCCGGTGCTGTTTCGTGGATGGAAATAGCCAATGATGCCGTTTTTGCTGATATCGAGGTATCCGGCGCGGTTGGGGTTTTGGCTGATAGTTTGCAGAGTACCGTTGCCGTTGTCTTTGATCACGACGGCAACGTGGTTCATTCCGCTGCGTTTCCAAAAAGCCACGTCACCGTAAACGGGCGTATAGCTTGCTGATTTTTGCTCAAACGTGTTTTGCAGTGCTTTGGAACGATCGTATCGTTGTGTGTACACGCTTGCGGCGTAGCCATCCACCGTGTTCGTATCGGCGGCTGGAATACCGTACACGTTGCGCGCGTAGGAACTCCATAAGTCCCAGCATTGGCCACCATATGCGCCGTCCATGTCAATTGTTTTGCCATTGACTGAGTTAATCCACTCTTGGATATTCATTTTTCGCTCCTTACATTGTTTGTGTCAGATATAATGTTGCCGTCACCCACGGTGTTGCCGTGATTAGCATGAAGATGAATGCGGCATGGTGGAATTGCGGATATTGGACGGCGTAGGACGCGAACCACATCGTAAGCCCTATAGTCGTGAGTCCGCTTAGTATCCAATATGAGATGATTGTGTTCATTTTCTGTGCTTAGCGTTAGGCGTGTTCTGTGCGAAAATCTGCATGAATGGCGCGTCCGCCAATTCCGGATTAATTACAGTGATATTTTCAAGGATTGACGTGAGTTCGATTAGGCATATTCCTCCGACTGTGCAGACGAATACGGATACCGGCAGCCCCAAGTCAACATGCAGGTTAACTTCATCGATAAACCATGCTGTCAACGTGAGGATTATATAGGCGAACTTGTGGCCTAATCCCTCACGCATTTTTTTCGAGCTTAAATTGTCCTGCATGATGGCTTTCGCCACGCCGGTGATGTAATCCGTGGCGATGAAGAACGTCACTGCGATAGCACACCATACGTCCGCTGTTGTCATTGTTATTGTTCCTTCCTATTTGCCTAGCAGTTTTCCGATTATCAAACCAAAATCTGCTTTGACTTGTGAGTCGTCGAATCGTATTTTGCCAAGTCGGTAGCCGGTAGTGAGTCGCCTTATTATATCGTCTGACTTTTTGACGTACCATGTTTTTTCGTCAACGTGGTTCGGATCGAGTGTGTAGATGGGGCGAGTGTTGTCTTTTGGAATACGTCGTGAAACATATTGTGAAACATGTCCGTCACGCTCAGACACGGATATCCATATGCCGAAACGCGCATAGTCGGTGGTGTCCAAAATGTAGGACAGCTCACCGTCTGACGGTATAGACGCTAGTAATGTGTCCGATTCATCACGGAACTTGTTGCGAATGGCGTAATCCGCATAGTCGCCGTCGTACTGCTCAAGGAATCTGCCAAACTTCGACTTGGCGACTTTGGCCGAGAAACCGCCATAGTCCGCTAGTTCGAGACAGATAAAACCGCCACAATAAAGCTTGTATTGTTGCCGGTTGGCTTGTTGTGCTCCTATGTCAAGCCTGTATTTTGCGAAATACGGGTTAGCCTTTTGAACCGCGTTCGATAGGAATAGTACTTTTGTTCTATCCTGCCACCTGTCTACCGTATTGTAAAATTCGGAAAATGAGTTGACTTCATTACTCAAGAAACGCAGATTATCGGGGAAGATCTCGTCGAAGATAATAAGATGAACTTTTGGATAGGCCACCGACTTGAGTCCGCCCGCTTGCGAGAGGGCGACGAAATAGCAGCATGTCCGCCAATCCTTTTCATCCCACGACGTCTTATGCACCTGCCCTTTTTCGCCGTTCACGCGAAATTCATACGAGGGGAAGAACTCTTGGATATCCTTGAAAAAGGTCTCCTTGCGGTGCTGCTCCACGTCGGTTCGGCGCAAATAAATGAACTCATGGTCATGCTTGAGATATTCTTTTATGCCGTATCGTTTCGCGGCGAACGTTTTGCCTAGGCCACGTGCGCCGATGATGAAATTCCACGGCGCGTTTCGCGTCAGCAAATTGTGCAGGTCATAATAGTCGCTCTCGTTAAGTGTTTGCAATGCCATGCTTGCAACCCTCCTAAAAACTAGTGAAGGGCGTGCGCCATGACTCGCACGCCCTTCACCAACCTATCATATGGCGGCTGTTTAAGGGGAAAGGTCATCACATAACCGCCGCCGTTATCAAGTATAGCACACTTTTAGAATGCGGGCGGATTAGACTTGCCATCCCATACCGAAAGCAGAGAGTATGCCTGATTGTATCGCGTCGTGTACGGGCCGAACGGGAACGTGCTCAGAATATTGTTTTTAAGCTGTACGAGGTTAGACGCTTTCGGCACTTTCAAGGCATTGGCAGGCGATTGGTGATATGCGGTGATCCAAAGAATCTGCATTTTCGTGTCACTATATTCCTTTGGATATCCTGCGTAATCCTCCGCGAACTGCTTGCGCTGCCCCTCGCGCGACTCACCGCGTCCTGCCCACGTGCGGAACGCGGCCGCTTCCGCCGAAGTGAGCGAACGCTTGAACGCGCCGCCCGACTCCATGAGGGCCGCGATTTCAGGCGCGGCTGTTTTGAACGCTTCGTATCCGGTTGGATCGGCGGTTTTCATTGCGTTGAGCACCTGCAATCGGCGCTCGAAACTCCATTGTGCGATACCAATGCCTTGCAAATTGGCCGCTTCGACTGCATCCCAGCGCAAACCGGCCTCAACCGTGCCCACCACATATAAGGCGTAAGAGTTTTCGGGCGATATCGACGTTGAAGGATGCGCCTGTCCGTTATCGCTGGAAGGTTGGGATTGTGACGCTTTTTCCGAAAAATTGTTGGCGGTTGTCTTATAGAATATGCGAGTCCGCGTTCCGGCATTATCGCTTTCGTGCAAATAAAGGTTGTCGCCTTGCCAATGTATCCACGCGCCACCACGTGCCGAGTCGGCGGAACCGTGACTATTGTCGCCTGTCGGATTCTTCTCCGTCGAAGTCGTGCCACCCCCTTCGCCAAGCGCTTTCGGATGCAGATACCCCAGAAACGCCGTCAAGTCGAAACTCATGCGCTGCGCTGGGTTAGGGTTTTGAGATAAGACGGTGATGCGTCCGTTATGCACGCCATCCTCTATGACAATGCTCACGTGTGAGCCGGTGTGTTGGCTGGAAAAATTCCAAAACGCCACGTCCCCCTTGACGGGAGAATAGTCAGCGGGTTTCTTCTCGAAAATCTGCGCCATCTTCGCGCTCGTCGGGAAGCGCGTGTAGTTTCCCTCGGCGTAGCCGGTTGGCGTGATGCAGTCGGACACCGAAGCACCGTATAAGTCCATGCAGTATTTCGCCCACAAGTCCCAGCACTGTGCGCCATAGGCGCCGTCCATGTCCCAGTATCGGCCTTGCGTCTGTTTTATCCAATCATCAAAAGTAATAGCCATGCCATTATTATAGTGGCATGGCTATTGCTGGTTAGGCCGACTCTCACCCTATGTGAGTGGCAAAGCTCAGATAGACTTCGGTGTTATCCGGAATTGCGGTGGTGGTCCCAATCTTGCAAGCTCTAATATCATTGTCATAAGACAGATACAGCAGTTTGTTAAGGCTATTCGGAATGAAGTAGTTCATCGTACTACGCGCAGCGGCGGGCACCTGAAAAATACTCGCATATGCACCGGCGTTTCCAACCACTTTGCCTTGAATATGGCATGTTACCATGTCGCCGTCCACGTGGAATTTCGAGTGCGTGATTTCGCCGTGCGCGTCCTGTCCAGCCACATAGCCATCCCACGAATTTCGCACGGTTGCGCCATCCATCGCTTCGCAAATCAGCTTGAGAAGCACATCATTGCCCGAGTCGTTGGGATGCACGTCATCACCGCTACTCCAATCGCGGGAGCCGTTAAGCCACTCCCAGCCGTACGGAATGACTTCGACATGTTTCATACCGCACGCGGTGATGATTCGGTCACGTGCCTTGAGTACGCCACTATTATAGATAGACGGGGGTGTGAAACCGCAGATGGTCGGAATGGTCTGAATTTTCGCGTGCGGGAAATTGGTGCGCGCATAATCCAACAAGGTCAGTACGGCGCTGGTGAGCAGCGAGTCGGTTACGGATCCGTCCGAAACATGGGTTTTATCATTGATGCCACCGGCTACGAGAATCCGTGTCACGGCGTCTTTGTCGCCCGAATAACTCTTAAGTTGTTGAATGAACGTAGTCGGCCCGTTAAGGTATCCCGCGTCATTTCGTGCGAGATTGGTCACAGTCGCACTCCTACGTTCACCCAGTCGGTTGGCCCACGATTTTGACGTAGCCGACGCGCCAGTGCCATAAGAGATACTGTCGCCGATTACTATGATATTTTCGTGAGTCAGTCCGGTGAGTATGTTGACTCGTCTCGCCACGTCTGCAACGTCAGTGCTTGCTTTGTCCCACTTGGTTTTATTTGTGGCCGCATGGTCAGCGGTGTCCGCACCTAACGCGGTGAGGATGGCGTTATTGTTGTCGGCCTTGCTGTTTGCGGTATCCGCTTTGCCGATTGCGGTATCCGCTTTGCCGATTGCGGTATCCGCTTTGCCGATTGCGGATGTGGCGTCGGTGCTTGCTTTGTCCCACTTCGTTTTATTTGCCGTGGCGTGAGCGGTGGTATCCGCGCCTAATGCAGTGAGAATTGAGGCGTTCGTATTGGCTTTTCCGGTTGCGGCGGCGGCGTCGGCCATCGCCTCGGTAGCGTCCGCACTCGCCTTATTCCACTTGGTCTTAGCTGTGGTGGCGGCGTCTACGGTGTTGTCTCCAAGCAGTGCTTTGGCTACTTCTTCGTCGTGCGTTTCACGCGACTCTACGGCTTCGATGCGATTGAGGTGCGTTTCGAGCGTGGTATCGATAGTGTGCATACTGCCGTTGTAGCCGTCCCTTAAGTCGGCTGGGTCATTGTCGCCGTAAAGATTCAAGCCATAATTGTCGGTTTTCGTATATACGGTAGCCATTTATGTTAGTCCTTTTCTCGAATTTCGGTGTGCAGTTGGTTTAGAGTCTGGTCAATCATGCGCATGGCTCTGTTGTATCCGTCGCGCAAGTCCATTGGTGTCGCGTCATTGTAAAGTGGCAATCCATAATGGCGGGTCACGTCATATTCCGCGACATCCACTGGTGTGGTCTGCTGCCCGTTTGCCATGACTATCAATCCCCCGAAGCGGTGGTGGAAACGAATGGCAAACCCTCCGCTGTGATCTTCGTGTCGTTGAGGTTTTTGACGGTGTACTGTCCGCCACTGGTGGCCGGTACGCGGTTGAGGAAGTGGTTAAGCGCGGTGCCGAGCGCGTTGGCGTTAGCGGCGCTCAGTCCAAGAGCGGTAACGAACACTCCCAAACCTTCCGGCAAAGATTCCGGGGTAGGAATTGCGTCAATCCTGTCCGACTGCGTTTTTAGTGTCGTGTCGATAATATCCATGCTGCGGTTGTATCCGCCTTGGAGGTTTGGCGCGTCCGTTGCGTCGTACTTTTCGAGGTTATAATTTGGGGTTTTGCTGGTCATTTCCAGTAATCCTTCCTATTATTTTGCGACTTTCATAAAATTATTATCCACAATGCCGTTGGCGAGGTTTTCGACGGTCAACGGGTTGACGGGTTCGCCGTCATCCACGTGTACGTCGCGTGGCGTGATGCGCGGCTCATCATTGTGGAAAATGGTCTTATTGCCAAGCACGGCGAACTCCAAGCACGTGTGCGCTGCGGCCATTGGCGCCGAAAGTTGGGCCATCTGGTTAACGCGTGCGCCGAACACGGCAAGCTCACGGTACATGTCGCGGTTCGTGTTTTTCGAGTCCTCGTACTTGCCGCGCGTCGGATTATAGGTCAGGTCAGAGTCTTCGTACTGTCCAACCTGCTTTTCAAGGTCGTCTAGCGTCTTGTTGATGCGCTCGAACTGCTCGTTAAAATCGGCTATCAGCTGTTTGATGGCTTCGACGTCCGCGTTCTCGTCTTTGGCGAGGTTATCAAGCTGTTCGCGCAGTTCGTCCAAGTGGCTTGCAACCTCTTGCACGTAACCGAGCACGGTCAACGTGTCACGGTACGAAAACGGCTGAACCGTCGTAAAATAGCGTTGACGCGGGTCAATGTCAAGCGGCGCGGCGCACATGTTAATTCCGTTCATGTATTCCTCCAATCCGTCTATGTCAAGTATACTCTAATGACCCAGATCGTAGGCGAGCGAGGTGGAATACAATTGCGGCACGTTGGTCATATTGTCGCCACTGCCCCACATACCTAAAAATAGGTCTTCAAGCGAGTGAATAACCATCATGTCAATATTGAGCATGGTGTTACGCCAATCCTGCAAAAGTTGGGATTGCGAGCCACTGGTACCGAGCGTATGCGACACGCTGTTGCCTTTGTCTGACGAATGCGAAAAATCGGTGTTGCTGGTACTGGATGCCGTGGTGCTGCTGTCCTGCTGTGTGCTCGTATGCGTGTTGCCAGTCGAGTCGGTTTGCGACGCGCTGGTGGCGTACTGTTTAAAATCATTGATACGAGTCTGCGGAAACTCGGAATTAAAAGTCATTGACGAATTGTCGGCCTTAGTGTCGGACGTGCTGTTCGCCGTTGACTCGTTCGACTGTGTGCCGCTCGATTTTCCGCTGGACTCGTTCGTGCTGGTCGAGTCCATTTCCTGCCGGATATCGGACGTAACGAACGGGTCAAACTTGCGCTGGGCCGACAAATACAGTTGGTTGAAATAGTCCATCTGTTCGCGCATGGTACGCCCCAGATAAAACACGAACATTTGCGGTGTTTCACTGCCGATTTCACGCAACGCATAGTGCGCCACTATTTTTTCGTTCAGTTTCGTCCTATACGCTTCGTCGAAAATCGGGTAATACTGCGAGGATAAATGCAGTTTTTCGTCCGTGTCGAAACCGCGTGCAATCAGATTGCCAAGCGTCAGCGTATAGTCGGCCATGCTGTCTTTGATGGCGTACATGCTTAAGTCCTGCGTCATTGTTCATCCTCTTTCTTGTTGCCGTCAACGTCCAATAATCCGCCCGAAGTCGTGTCGTTCCACTCGATGCCGATAGGTTTGCCGGAATCGGCCATTTGCGGCCATAACCGGTTAATCGTGTCACACGCCTGTTGACGTGCTTTCAGATAACTCAGACGGAAAACGTTCGTACGGGAGTTTCCAGCCGTCACTTCCGACTCAAGCAGACGCTCCTTCTTTTCCGTCGTGCTGTTATCGACGCCGAGGCAGTTGACGAGTTCGTTCCATATCTGCGCCTTGGTGGTGATGATCTTATCCGCCAAAAAGGGGGTCATGTTGGGAAATGTCTGAAACATTCCAGTAATGTCGGCAGTATCGTAGACGTAGATATATGGATCTCCGTCTTCGCGCGCCTTCATGAGGTTTTCTGCGGTGAGTTTATTGGTTTCGGACGTGGCGATAATCAGCGGCACCGAAATGTTGTCTAGGTTGACGTCAAGCGCCCTGTCCGCAATGGCGAGTCGTGTCGCGTAATTCCACATGACATCAATCATGGTGCAACGCAATTGGTTGTCCCAAATCGGCACGCACTGCTTGCTCCCAATCTGCGGATGAGAATAATTCGTGGCAACTGGCTGGAATAACGTCGGATTATTATAATTATTGACGCCGCCGATATTACCCGACGTGACCATAAAACGGTGCACACCCCTACGTTTATCGGGGAAAAAGAGCGCCAAGCCATTCTCGAATAATGTCAGTTCCAAATATCTTTCGTCGATATACGGGGGCAAATTAATCCACTTGAAACGGCTTACCGCCAACATTTCAATCAATTTCATGTATTGGTTGATTCTCAGGCTTTGCCGCATTTCGGGTAGATTGAGATTGCTCCACATCGAGCCGAGCACGCTTTGGTTATCCCAGTGCGCAGCCTTCTTCGCATTGTTGCGTTTGCTCATAGTCACAGTCCTTAATAATAATGGAGAGAGTTTATTACGCTCTCTCCATTATATATGTCAGTATACGATGCCTGATAGCGGCACGTTATCCGCGTAGTCAGTGACTCCGATTTTGCTGGGATCTGTCCATACCGTCACACCGGACTCGAAAATACCTTTGACTGTCAAGCGGTATTCTTCCGGACACGTCGAAGACCTTACGTACAGCTCATGCAATTTCCAGTAAGTGAAATTGCTCATTGCCATGAGGTTTTCCGGCAACCGCATAAACCTCTGGACATAGTAGCCGTACCTTAACCACACTTCGCCAATGGAGCGCATGGCGGCCGGTGGTATCTGTCGGAACCGTACCATGACGCCAATCAGACCATTAGCCAAATTAAAAGCGTCGCCACCCAACGCTCCCGACGTGGTAGGGGGTACTGTTTGTGTCTGTTGCACTTGGGCGTTGATGCCCGCAATGGTGTTCTCGTAATCGCCTTGCGCGGTGGCTTGAGCAAGCTGCCTGTTCATATCCGCGAACTGCATTGTCTGTTGGTTGGACAAATTGGTTTGCGCAAGCGAGTAGGCGTTGGCCTGTGAGGTGCTTGCGTTGTTAGTGGTTTGCGTGTTCGCAAGCTGCTGGTTCGCCGTCGAAACGTTGTTGTCGTAGGTCATTTGGTTTGTCCATGCGCCGATTGCGGTGCCTGCGATGGAACCAGCCACACCGCCAATATTGCCCGCGACGGCTGAACCAACGGCGTTCGCCACCCCCGAACCGATAGTGTTCAATTGCGACATTTGGTTATTGAAGCCGAGGTTTTTCAGCGTTAAATCGGTGCCCATTTGCGCGCTCTGGTTGCTGATGGCGTTCATGGCGTTGCGGTTGGACGTGCCGAGCCGATTCTGGGCGCTTGCGTATGACGTGCCGAGTTGGGCTTGCGCGTAGGCGTTGTTGATGCCCATTTGTGTTTTCTGCTGTGCCCAATCGGCCGACTGTTGCGCATACGCCCTCGAGTAGGCGCTATTAGCCAAGGCCAAGGCACTACCGTTGTTGACCGTCATGAAGGTTGGAAAATTGGTGATACCGAAACTTGCGTTGAGCATGTCGCCCGAATCAATCGGCAAACCGGAATTGTTCGGCAACGGAGATTGTTCGCTGACATCTCCGGCGTTATATCCGAGCGGGTAAAAATTAAGTCGCGGCGACGGTGGCGCGTAGTCCCATGACTCACGAATGGTTAAGTCAGCGCTTGGAATCTGCTCAGGATTATAAGCAATCACAGTCCCGTTAAGACACGAGCATTCCAATATGGCGTATGGCGCGGTACGGAATTTTCGCAGATACCTATAACGTTCCGGCAGCTTGAAATTATCTCGAAAATTCGTGATATGGATAATGTCGGCGTAGCGGCTTTTAGCATCATTATGTCGCACCTCCAAGCGGTAGCAGTCGCCACGCCAATCAATCATGTGATCGAAGAACACGCCCGGCTTCTGTTGGTTTTTCAGCAACGCTTCCGGAAGCTGAGGGGTGGCGTAGATGCCGCAAATACCCTGCGTCACCCAAGGGTATTCCGCACCCGCGCCCATCACAGCGAGGAAGTCCAAGGCGTCCGAGAAATAGTATAATGCGGTGCCGTTTGTGTGGTTTTCAAATGCGCTGCCGTCCGCGCACGTGGTTTTCGGAGCGCTTGCAGTGCCGGGGTCGGCGTCCAGTTTCGTGGTGGACACTACGAGCACGCCGAAGGTGGTGTAACCGTTTGTCTCGCCAATCAGGCTCTTGTATTGCTGTCCCGTGACTACCGTTGCTTTGCCGGTGTCCAAGCCTTCGGGCAGGTCGAGATAGGTGCGGCCCCAGTCTTTCCAAGCGTTTTCGTTCGCCACGCCGACATGCCCACGCTCGACGTAGGCGTTACCGAGCTGGATATCGTGCTGGAACGACTGCCACACGTCAAGTTGGATGTTGAGCTGTGTGGTGTGCGCGTTGACGTAATCGCACGTCTGGACAAAATAATACCAACTACGTGGGGTGTCAAAATCGTAGTCGTTCGTCGCAATAAGGTAGTTGTATTTCGACGCTTGAGCGAATGGAACCGGCAACCGTACCGGCAGCCCGTATTTGGCCATTGTACAGTCGGTGAACTCGATGCCGTCCAGCCGGTCAAAATACTCCTTCTGGGCGTTTTTGTCCCATTTTACGATATCCCTGTATCCCATGTCCCAAGGTACGTTGCAAAGCTTGAACCGCGTGTTCGGCGTCCATTTTGCGTACGAAAAATTAATCGGTAGGTCATTTGCGCTCATAAAGTCCTCCTAAAACAATAGGTGCGAGAATTATCTTCTCGCACCTATTTTACTGGCCTGCGTCTATTGTCAGGCGGCGGCAACGGTGACTTTCACCGTTCCAGTAGCTCCTGCGAACTTCACAGTGACGTTGGCGGCGCCTGCCGCGGTTCCAGTCAGGACGCCGTTAGGGGTGATGGTCGCGTTAGCGGCCACAGTCCACAGTGCGAGGTTGGTCACGTCTGCGGTGTTGCCGTCCGTCTTGGTGGCGATAGCCTTAAGCGCGACATGGCCGTTCACTTTAACCGACTTTTCGCCTTGGATCTCGATGGACTCGATGGCACCAACCTTCCAGCCGCCAAGCCAAGCGCCAACCACCGGCACGGATAGTGCAGCGGAAACCGTCTGGTCGATTTCGGGGTGGGCGGGGTCGATATAAGTAGCCTGTGCCGTGACCTTGAGCACTTCGGCGGTCTCGTCGAGACCACAACGCAAAATACCCCCGTTGTCGATGGCTGTGAACTGCGAAGACGCGCCCTCGACGGCGTACGTAATGCCAATCGGCTGGAACGATGCCGTATCCTTGTTGGCGCTGGTAATGACTGACTCAACCTGCACGAGGTCGCCACGCGACACGTTTTCGGGGGTGATGGCGGGCTGTCCATACTTCTTCACGCGCAAGGTAAACTCAGGCTTCGAGGTGGTGAGCGTATCCGGCAGAGTCACGGACTCGTTGGAGCCTTCACCCGTCCAGAAAAGAACCGCGTTCGCAAACGGATTCGGAGTGATAGACCCCCTATGTTTGTAGAAAATGTTGCGCGTTCCGTCAATCGGGTTCACGGGGGAGTTGGTGGTTTCAAGCATTTCGTCCCAGCAGAAGAAGAAGTCTTCCGTGGTCAGCACGGCCTGCACCTTACCGGCCGCGCCACCGATGCCGAACATATCCTCCGGAATCGGGATAATACGGTAGGGGACGTTGACTTTATCAATGTTAAACGCGGCGGCGAGAGCTTCGACGTTGAGTGCGGCGATTACCTGCGGAGTGGCGAAGAGGATGGCTTCGCTATCGCGCCACGGCGTCACCCAGCTCATAGCATTATAGCGCGGCATGGCACTCATTGGCGACGCCTTCAACTCGTTCGCCACCTGCTGAATAAGACGCAAGAGCCCCTTCGCGTCCGCTTCGGTCGAGTCGGCCTTGCCGACGTCGGGAGTATGCACGCGGTAGAAACCACCCTTTCGCGCGTACTCAGCAAACGTCTGGGTCTTCATCAAGTACATGTCGTTCCTATCCGAGAGGATAGGAGCGTTCATGATTTCGCTGATGTAATCCGACATGCCACTTTCACCATCGAATGCCGTAAGCAAGGCGTCTTCGGGGATGGTGACGGGGTAATAATGGTCGAAAGTGAGGGGGTGAAATACCGAAGCAGTCGGGAGAGAGTAGCGGCCATACACGTCGTCGCCCAAGTACTCTTTGTTGAAATTGCGAGTGCGGGCCTTGACCAAGCCGACTGCCGCCTGTTCATAGGTGCTGCCGTAGCGCTTGAGAGTGCGCGGCGAACCAATAAGCTTGAGCGGGTCGTCCCAATCAGCGTGTTGGATGTAAAGCCCAATCAGTCTCTGAATAAGCACCCCAGTAAACTCATCACGCAGGTAGGGGAAGTTGCGCATGGTGTCCACGGCGTTGCGGATATTGCCTTGCGTCGCGGACGGGATGCGAGTTTGGAACTGGGGGGAGGCGGCGTTACGGACGGCGTTGAAGATCTCAACGTCACCTTTACCGGCCAGTGGTCGAATATTGGACATTATATTATCTCCTAACTGTTTTAGTCAAACAGATCTTCGATTGACTCTTGCGTCTCGTCGTTGTCGCCATCATCGTCGGACGGTGCGGGGTCATTGTAGCCGAGCGTATCCAGCATGGCTTTCAATGCAGCCAATTCTTTTTCGAGCGAGTCAAGGCGTGCGGAAACGTCCGGCTCCTGCCTCGGATCCGATTCCGATTCCTCTTTCGGCTTAACCTCGTCATCCACGGTTTCCGTCTGCCGTTCCTCTTCGGTCGGTGGCGTGGTAGTATTTTCTTCGCCGTCAGTATTTGGGTCTGCCATGTAAGCTCCCTTCGTATTGGTCGATATTCCGTTAAAATTATATCATGCGGCAGGAGGAATAAATGACCCTCCAATCACGGAGGGTCTGAATCGTCCTATCAGAGCGCGGATTGATAATCGTAGGGCACTACCACCACGGTAGCAAATCATGGTCGGCGGCATTCTCAGCCGTGGCAATCCGACACGTGTCGTTCCCAGTCGAAAATCGACGCTCACAAGACACAACAATTATAGCATGACCATTGTGCTGTAATCATCCATGACTTGCACACCATGTCTAAACCTTTCGTAGGGGATAGGCTGAGAAAACATGTTTCCGGCCATACAGACGTCCACTTCGCCGTCTTCTCTCCATCCTTGATAACGGTTCATGCCAAGTATGGTGAGTTTTTCGTATTTGGCGGCGATTTTCCATTTTCCGAGTTCGGTTGGATGTATGTCGCATGATTTCACCGGCTCCCAGCCGGATAGGATACAACCGTCCGTATTGGCGTACAGCAATCGGTCAGAGTTGGTATGGCACACGTCCATAAGCTTGCGGCGGGCGTAGGCGTTGACCCAAATTGGCACGGGCAGATAGTCGGTTTTCAGGTTCGATTCTTCACGTTGTGCGACATCCCAGTCAAGAGTTATTCCGTCTTTGGAGAGTGGGAGCATGACAGCGCCTTTTGGCAGACTCGCCATTTTGCCTACGAGAGCGTTCATGACTAGTTTTGCCATCTGCCGTTTCTCGCCCGTCGCCTTCTGTTTCATATCCCCCCATTCATCGACGAACGAACGGAAGAAACCTTTGGAGCGACGAAATTTCCACCCCCTAACATGCTTGTAGATGCTCACGTCATAATTCCGATAAAGCAGTTCTTGGTCGATGTCGGTCAAGACACGCGTGATATATCCACGCGTTGAGGTGAGTCGGTTGAGTCCGTACACGCTGCGGTTGTCGAGTAGAAAAGGGTAGCCGTCCGGTTTGAGTTCCGCGCGAAACGTGAGTTCATCGCAATGCAACGGCATGTCATTGTCCTGCACGTATCGCCCTTCGTATGGTTCCGGTTCGCCCCAAGGAAGCCATTTATCTCGTAATATGGACGGATACATGGAATTGCAGTCAACGTCGATAGCCTTTCCATAAACCCCCTCTTTGACGAACATGAAACCGCCGATATAGGCGTCATGCAATGACTTTTTGATTTCGACGTCGAGTTGTGGGAATTTGTTGTAATACCATTTCCACTCGCCGGATGCGAACGCTTCCATGCTCGCGCCGCCCGCCGTGATTTTGCATAAGCCACGGTTATTGTATTCTCGCAGGATGTTGAGCAGTTGTGTGTCGGTCATGGTGAGACGGCAATTTTCCCGTAAAAGGTTCGATATGTCGAAGAATCGTGCGGAATTTTCGCGGTCGATACGCGCGCTAAAGCTGAAAAATTTGCCTTTTTTCGACACTATCGCATCCCAACTCAAATTAGAATTATGCTCGTTATGAGGGAGGGAGTGTACGACATGCGCGATAAACGAGTCTAGCAGTTCTGGGTCGGTCATGTAGACGATGAGTTTGCCGCCTGACATGATGGACGCCAAAAGGCGGTTAGGCGCGGTGATGTCACGCAGGACGGTGCCGTCCGTAAAGCGTATAACGTTATCCGCACACCATAATCCCACTCTGTTATCTAGCTTGGTCATGGTATAACTTCCCTTGCTTGCTGTCCGCTACTTTTCCAGTGCGCCCGCTTCCGTCATCCAACGGTCAAACTGCTTGCGGGAGCGCTGATAGCCATTACTGTTATCGCGAAATATCGATGTGAAGCCGTGGCGAACTGGGTCGTACACAGTCCAGTCGAACACGACACGGGGGGCGTCCGTCTGTTCGATAAACGCACGTTTCTGCGCGGCCGATAGTTGACGGAATCGTTTCAACCGTTTCGAGCCGAGCGTGGTGGCTAGAATCTTCTCGAACACCTCATAGCGTCCGCGACTCATGTAAGACGGCCATTCGTGTTCACCGTACAAGCCTTTATCCTGTTTGCCCGTCTTCCGCTTTTTGGACGGTTTGCGTTTCTGTTCGGTGCGCAATCCCAGTATTTCGGCGACGTCGTGCATCTGCTCAAGCAGTTCGTTACGGTGTCCGCTTTCCAGTTGGGAGCGTACGAATGCTTCGTCACTCAGCACGTTCGTCATTTGCAAAAAATCAGTGAGTTTTGACGGGATGATCTGGTTTCGTCCGAAACCTTCGCCGGTGGTGCCGGTGATTTCTGCTGCACGCTGCTCGTACACGCTTTTCGCGGGCATGGCCTGAGCCCTGTTCCATTCGTTGATTTTCCGTCGTGCCATATTGATTTTCCGCTGCTGTTGTCTGAGCAGTTTACGTCGTTTCGCCACCGGTTCCGCGTCAATCTGCGCGTTGGTGATGGGCGTGCGCTGGGCGAACATGATGTCTTTCTTCGTCGGCTTTTCTACGGCGGTGGCATGATATGGTGTTGCTTTCGCTTCCGCTATGGCCTGCTTCTTCTGCCGCTCCCACTCCTTGCCGAGCGTTTTGGCGATGTTGACCAATTGTTTGTCCGCGGTTTTGGCGAGATTAGAGCGCGAGTAGGCGCCAAGCTGCTTGATGTTGCGGGCGGCGCGTGCTTGCGCGGCTTGACGTGCCTTGACATGCTTTTGCTTCCGAGACATATGGCACAGTCCTTAAGACGGCGAGAGCACCCAAATGGGTGCCCTCTATGAATGAACGCTACCTAACGATTATAGCAAGCTGTTCACTTGGTTTCCTCGTCCACCGGCTCAATGCTGAAAAACTTGAAGCCGCGGCGAGAACGACGTTCCACCACCTTGATGCACAGCGGTTCCGTCCAAGTGTTCGGCGTGCCGAAAATACCGAACATGGTGTTAAGTCCAGCGGCGAGAGTCGGGGAGGTGGCCGCATACGCCTTATTGTCATCGGTCACGATAATGACGCGCACGGTGTTGGAGATTTCTCCCGTCTGGTCGTCGGTCACCTGCACGGCCTGCGCGACTGCGTTCGTCATATTCAACGGCTCGTTAAGGTGTTCGTCAAGCTTTTCGGCGTTCTGCAATGCGCTGTAAAGCTTGATTTTACCTTCACGGGTGGAAGTGTCGATGAAGTGCTGGACGGTGCCGAGTTCGGTGTTTTCGGTGTTGAATGCGACGAGTGCGTTATTGTTGTTGTTTTCCATTGTTTAACCTTTCCTAGATTGTTTTTGTTTTGTTTTCAGGCTTGCGCCTAAAATCTTTTATATCACATGCCGTCATTATTTTCAATGTCGGCGTGTCGTTTTGTATGTTCTTCCGGTTTCCACTCTTGAGGTTTCTCGAAAGTGGCATACTTGTAAAAAGTTTCCTCATTCATAGAAACTTTTTGCGAAAAAATGTTGATGGAACGCGGCATGAAGTTCGGAAACAGTTTCTTCGCACGAACCGAATACGCGCGTTCGTCCTTCAAGCGTCCATCGATAACGTGTTCGGCTTCCATGAAGTCGCCGCCCACCAATTCCATGCCCTTGAGCACGGCATAGACGCGCGTGCGGAAAATATCGGTTTTGGTTCTAGCCATGTGTTCACACTCCTTGTAAGATTTTTTGCAACTCATCGTCATTATATCGTTTCGTGTCTAGTCTGTCAAAATTTTTGAACACTGCGATAATCAAGTTTCGTGCTTGCTGGTTGTCGAAAATCGTGCAACAGTCGTATGACGTGCCGCCCTTGACGGCGCAGACGGCACACCATGCAACCAGATTAGGCGGATTGACGGATCCGTCCAAATATTCCACATCGAACGTTCGAGATAGGGCGGCGGCGAGTCCGTCCCACGTGGTCAGACTGCCGCAGATCTGTGACACGGCGACAACCGCTTGTGTAAACCATGCGCTAGGCGCGTCACGCCACAGTTCGCATAGCATGTTCACGGCACGACAGCAGGTTTCGAAATCACCAAACCCCATGTCGAAGCGCTTAAGGTTCAGTTCACGTTTATGGCCTTTTGTGGCGCGGACAATGCGTTTGCTTTCCATGACAGAGTCGTCGAAGTTACGCATGCGATAAATCGGACGTCTGTCATCACCGCGCCTAAACATAATATCGTTCCTCGACTCGAAAATATGAGATGTTTTCCGTATGAGAGCGGATAGCCACCCACCTTTTAATCAAGTCTGCCGCGTCCTTGTATGAGGGCGCGTAGCCGACTTCGATAGGCGGTTTACGCGCATCCCTCAAGTACGCGAGAGCCACGAAAGTGCTGTACATGTCTCAAAACTCCAATTCGTCAACAAAATCGCTGTCGCCGTATAGCCACATGGTCGCCCACAATTGTTTATCAGGGCAGCGTTTCGGCGGATTGGTGGCGCTCCGCTTATGATGCCTGCCCGCCCAGAACGCACGCAGGCGCCAATAACTGTCAGCATCCGGACACGTGACGCATATCCATGAATGTATCCAACCACGAAAATACATGGCTAACTCCTATCCTTGAGTGGTTTGGCTGCGATATCCATAGCGTCCAGCACCATAGCACGCATTTCATTTGCCTTCGTAGGGTCATAACCACACCGCGCAACACCCTCAGTCAAACCTACCGGCGTATGAGATTCCACATTATATGTCAGATAAAACAACTGTTGGTGAGTGCAGTATTCTATACGCACATCACCCCCCCATATGGGACTGTTGAACTTTCCTACACGAATATCACCATAACGCATTTTTAATCACCCTTTCCAATCAGATACCGTAAAGGAAAACGAGTAGAGCGACGACAACCAAACACAATGTCACCGTGATGGCAATAAGAGACATCACTTCACGAAAATCATCATGCGTAACATCACTCAAGCCGACAACGGCGAGAGAAATACCCACCAAGAGCGCGAAAAACAAAATTGCACACCCAATAAACCGGAAAACCACCAAAGCAACCACTCCTATATCATACCAAAAACGACAACAATGCCGATAACGCACGTGCAGATAACGAGCACTGAAGCGAACATGTCAAACTCCAAACTGCAAAGCTTGCTTTACAAGGTGCGCGTTCAATTCCAATTTATCCAAATGTTCGATAAATGCCACACCCTCGTTTAGATCAAACGAACTGTACACGCTCGTCCAGACCCCGCAGATGCCGTTCCAGACATAGAAGTTATAGTATGGCGCGTAACCGCCATCGTCGTTACGATACTCCCAACGGAACCTCCATATACGATTAGTCTTTACATCAGTAACGTCGAAGTTACCTTGACTCTTCATGATTATTCACCCCTCCTATTTGCATGATAATAATCAACGGAACCATCCGTCCGCCAATACTTCAGATTAGACAATTCCACGCCCGTCTCCCTACGAAGCTCACGACGCATACGCTCCTTCGCACCCTTGACGGTAACGACGTTGCCCAACGAGAAATAGTGCGCGTTATTGTGGTCAGTGAATGCCACTGTGATGAACTTGTTCCACCAATCAAACGAAACAACGGTGTTCATTTTATTTCCTTTCCCTTGAACTTGATAGTTATATCATAACACAAACAAAACAACGACACGCCCGAAAACAAAACAAAGCAAAAAAATAAAAGACAACCACAGAACGGCCGATAGCTACGGTTACGTAACCGTAACCTAGCCGAACGCAGATTGTTGCATATACAACCATTGACACAGTGTCAATAAAAAAAAACGACACGCCCGAAAATAAAAAAACTTGACAGGCAAGCGCAAAAAAAATATAATAGAGGCGTAAACAAAACAAAGCGTCAACGGAGACGCAGAACAAAAAAAAATAATACACAAATAAAAAAAACCACAAGGGAAAATCTTCACACAAACCCACACCCCTC